ATGGCGCTCATAAATCTGGTATACTTACCTTTACACATTGGGGCTGATTCTGGATTCGACGGGATTTGCGAAACCCAAGGTGCATGCCGAGGGGCGGTTGGCCTCGTAAAAAGCCGCAAAAAATAGTCGCAAACGACGAAAACTACGCTTTAGCAGCTTAATAACCTGCTTAGAGCCCTCTCTCCCTAGCCTCCGCTCTTAGGACGGGGATCAAGAGAGGTCAAACCCAAAAGAGATCGCGTGGAAGCCCTGCCTGGGGTTGAAGCGTTAAAACTTAATCAGGCTAGTTTGTTAGTGGCGTGTCCGTCCGCAGCTGGCAAGCGAATGTAAAGACTGACTAAGCATGTAGTACCGAGGATGTAGGAATTTCGGACGCGGGTTCAACTCCCGCCAGCTCCACCAATCATGATTGGACGGTGTAAGGACAACACCAACAAAAACAGGAAGTTAGCAGTCTCAGCAGGACACCGACCAGACGGTGAGGAGATAAAAAAGGATACGCAAAGGAGCCGTGGCTCTCGAGTGACACAAAAGCCCGCTTATGCGGGCTTTTTGTTTTTCCCTTAAGTTCCTAGCCTCTTATCTATAACTATGGAAAAATGTTAACCCTGACTGTATGTTAACAAAGGGATGTATATGTCGGTTTTTCATAACTGGCTGCTTGATATCGCAAGCGGGAATTACTTTATCTACATCAAACGCCTTTCTGCAAACGACACAGGCGCAACAGGTGGCCATCAGGTCGGACTTTATATCCCCTCAAATATCGTTGAAAAGCTTTTTCCATCTATCAATCATACTCGCGAACTGAACCCTTCAGTCTTCCTTACTGCGCATGTATCATCCCATGATTGCCCTGATACCCAAGCACGCGCAATTTATTACAACAACCGTTATTTTGGTAAGACCCGAAACGAAAAAAGAATTACGCGCTGGGGGAGAGGAAGTCCATTACAGAACCCTGAAAATACAGGAGCCCTCACAATTCTTGCTTTCAGGTTAAACGAACAGAACACTGACTGTTCCGAGGTAGATATATGGGTCTGCGTCAATCCCGATGAAGAGGATATCATCGAGTCTGCTATTGGCGAAATCATACCTGGAACCCTAATTTCCGGCCCTGCCGGACAAATTTTGGGCGGATTGTCTCTTCAGCAAACTCCAGTAAATCATAAATATGTTATTCCTGAAGACTGGAAGAAGCGTTTTCCTTCTGGAAACGAAATTATTCAATATGCTGCTGGCCATTATGCTAAAAACTCCAAGGATCCAGATGAGCAACTGATTGACCGTCGGCGTGTCGAGTATGATATTTTTCTACTCGTCGAGGAATTACATGTTATTGATATTATTAAGAAAGGATTCGATTCTGTAGATGAGTTTATTGCATTAGCCAACTCTGTCAGTAATCGACGTAAATCAAGGGCAGGCAAATCACTTGAACTTCACCTAGAGAAGCTTTTTATCGAGCACGGACTACGGCATTTCTCCACTCAGGCAGTTACTGAAGGTAATAAAAAACCAGATTTCCTGTTTCCTTCAGCAGAGGCATATCATAACGTTGAATTTCCTGTAGAAAACTTACGTATGCTGGCAGTAAAGACCACCTGCAAAGATCGCTGGCGTCAGATACTGAATGAAGCAGATAAAATCCATCAGGTACATTTATTTACACTGCAAGAAGGTGTTTCTTCAGCACAATACCGAGAAATGAAAGATGCGGGTGTCAGACTCGTTGTACCATCAACTTTACATAAAAAATACCCAGAAGCAGTTAGAGAAGAATTAATAACGCTCGGAGCATTCATTACTGAGCTGATAGAGCTTTACGCTGAACTATCATAGGCTGACTCCCGGCTTAAAAGGCCGGGAGATGTTCTCAAGGCTGCCCAGTCTTACCAGCATCAGCAGAAACAGCTTTGAGGATATAGGGTTCCAGAAGTCTGGCAACAGCTTCAAATACTGGCACCACAACTGAGTTACCGAACTGCCGATATGACTGAGTATCTGAAACCGGAATACGGAATGGTTTCCCTCCAGGTTTTTCAAATCCCATAAGGCGTGCGCACTCTCGGGGAGTCAGCCTGCGTGGTCGACGAGCCTGATTACTCTCATTCATAAAGTCAGCCTCTCCCGTTGCCATATCCCAACCACGATCAATAAGAATTTCTGATCCGTCTTTGTGATATCTGGCAGAAAGTGTGCGTGCAATGCTTTCCTTATTCTCAGGATTGACCAACCCAAAGCCAAAACCATTCCCCTTGGCTGCATGCTTTTTGGCGTAGTTATAAAGGTACTCCCATAGTTTTGGCGTAAGTATATATTTACTGTCGACTACAGGCTCCAGCAATTCACCAAATGATGGGCGGTGTTCCGGATAAAAACGACTGATATCACGCAAGGTAAACCCCTTGTGAATATTCAGATCTCGTCTAAATCCGACCAGAACAATGCGTTCACGATGCTGAGGCAAAAAATGCTTCCCATCGATAATCTTTGGATCGTTTTTTCCCATTTCTGCAGCATCGGCAACTTCGTAGCCCAGCTCGTCAAGGGTCTCCATAATGACTTTGAAAGTTTTACCCTTATCATGGCTCTTCAGATTTTTGACATTTTCCAGCACAAAAATTGCCGGTTTTTTTGCTCGTATAATACGTGCCACGTCAAAAAAAAGTGTTCCTTGTGCTTCACATTCAAAACCATGCGCACGACCAAGTGAGTTTTTCTTACTAACACCAGCAAGGCTAAATGGCTGGCACGGGAACCCCGCAAGAAGCACATCATGATCCGGCACATGCTCATCAATATATGCATAAGCATCCGTTTCCAATACATCGGTTTTATCACTCAGCGTGACTTCCCGAATATCGAGATTGAATTTATGCACCTGTTCATCGTTAAACCAGTTGGCCTTGTATGTACGCACAGCATCTTTATTCCATTCACTGGTAAAAACACACTGGCCTCCAATGGCCTCAAAACCTTTCCGTATCCCTCCAATTCCAGCAAATAAGTCAATGAAGCGGAAAGCATATTCCGGATGGTTTGCAGGTGGTTCTGGTAGCATCTTACGCAGAAGAGACTCTTCTACTGAAGTCAACGATTTTGGTAAACACTTGCCATTAATCCAGCGGTTAATGGTTTCACGGCTCCACTCATTTTTTCCGACTTTTCTCAGTAATTCAGCCACATACTTCTGATCATAGATTTCCAGCACTTTCTCGATAAGCTTTTTATCATTTTCCTGTCGCAGCTTTTCTTCCGCCTCGGCTTCCTTCAGCAGATGCTGTGCCAACACTTCAAATTCAGACATAATTCCTCCAAGGGGTCTAATGGGTGAAACTTTATCACTCATTCAACCCAGAAGGAAATGTTTTATCTGGATATTTAAACAGTGACTACAACGTAATCTAGCACTGGTGATGCTTTGTTAGGCATAGAGAATCATTCTATATACGACTAATGACAGAAAAACAGCAGACAAGTAGTTTGTTCATAAATTAACGCATACTATGTGTCTACGGTTTTCGAGACCGGTCCAATCATCAAACGAAACATAAAATTAGCTCACATTATGAGGAAAAGTATCTTTTTTGTACTATGTAAATTCAAAGGCTTAGCCTCATTTCTCCGATGGTTTTCTCAACACTACTGGTTGTGAGCCCTTGCAATGATCATTAATATACGTCTCACAAATAATTCTTCATAGATATTGCAAAATGGATATTACTGAGTTTCCTTCTGGAGTAATTGAACACCTTGGCTGGTATGTATACCGATTGATTGATCCGAGGGACGGAAGCACCTTCTATGTAGGGAAAGGCAAAGGTAACCGCGTATTTGCCCATATGCGCGGTGAAGTGGCAGCGACTGATGATGACGAGTTACTGAGCAACAAGCTAAAGCAAATTAGAGAAATAAGGTTAGCAGGACTTGAAGTTATCCATGTCATCCATCGACACGGAATGACTGATGAAAAGACGGCGTACGAAGTTGAAGCTGCACTTATTGATGCCTACCCTGGGTTAACGAATATCATGAATGGTGCTGGCAGCAATGAATTCGGCGCCGCGCATGTCAAAGAGTTGATAGCAACATATCAACCCGAAACCATAATATTTCATCATAAAGCATTAATGATTTCCGTTAACAGAAGTGCAAAGGATTCAGAGCTTTATGATGCGGTTCGATTTAGCTGGCGCATTAATGTCTCTCGCGCCAGCCAAGCAGAAGTCATTCTTGCTACTGTAAGGGGGATCGTTCGAGGGGTTTTCATTGCTGATAAATGGCTCAAATCAACACGTGAAAATTTCCCTACGATGAAATACTGGGACGAGGATCCTGACTTTGAGGCAACACAAAGTTCTCGCTATGGTTTTGAAGGTCGAGAAGCCCCACCTGAAATAGCAAATCTTTATCTTGGAAAAAAAATACCAGATGAATTAAGAAAAAAAGGAGCTATGTCCCCGGTCCGTTACTCACCTAATTTTTGAGTCTTTAAGTGATAAGCATAAACCGCAGCACGATCTTGCATACGACGTGCTACGGTTTCATTTATCTCCGACCGAAAACTTCTTATACAGTGTCGATATACCAACATCATAGATGATCGCCACCTTCTGGCGAGGAACGCCTGATGCAATTAATCGCCCAGCCTGCGCCCATTGTTCTGGTGTAAGTTTGGGACGACGTCCACCAATTCGTCCCTGTGCGCGAGCAGCTTCCAGTCCAGCTTTTGTTCGTTCAACAATCAGTTCTCGTTCCATTTCAGCCAGGGCACCCATCACATGAAAGAAAAAACGCCCCATCGGTGTGCTGGTATCAATAGCATCCGTCAGGCTGCGAAAATTAACGCCACGTTCGCGCAACTCCTCAACCAGAATGACCAGATGCCGCATACTACGCCCCAGCCGATCCAGCTTCCAGACAACCAGAGTGTCACCTTCCGATAATGTCCTGAGCAGTTTTTTCAGTCCCGGCCTTTCAGACTTTGTACCGCTTATCTTGTCTTCAAAAATCAGCTCGCATCCTGCACAGTTCAGCGCATTACGCTGTAGATCTGTGTTCTGGTCATTTGTTGACACACGTACATAGCCAATAAGCATGGTAGATCTCCCTGACAAAAGCAGGAATGATGCCATTTGCTCGTTATTTCTGCATTTTCATAAACGTTGGTTTGGGAGAAGCGGCGAAAAGGGATGTAGGCACAGGAGAAAATCAGATACCGGATATGTCAGCCTGGAAAAGAAATCCGAGTTCTAATCGCTGGAGAAAATTGCCTGATGGAACCATCATTCAAATGGGAATATCAGCATCAGGGCCATTAGGCTCACCTGTAAATATCACCCTGCCGATATCTTTCAGCAATACCAATTATTGTGTTGTTGCATCGTACGATAATGCACGGTCAGGTGTGTCAACAATGGTTAGTTTTGCAGCATTACCTGTTTCACCATCGCAATTTTCCCTGATGTCATCTGTGACTGAGCAAGGAATAAATCCTTTTGCTTACTGGATTGCTTTTGGAGATTGATAAATGGACAGATACTTCTATTCACAAAAAGAAAATGGTTTTTTTACCGATTTAAATAAAGCACCTTCAGATGCTGTTGAGATAACCACGGATGAATGGCTGTCACTACTGGATGGTCAGGATAATGGCATGAAAATAGTCAGCAATCAGGAGGGATATCCGGTTTTGACAGAGCAACCACCTTTATCAAAAGAAAACCTTATTGCATTGGCAGAGTTGAAAAAAGGAAAACTTATTAATGAAGCCAACGAGCACATGAACAGCAGGCAATGGCCTGGTAAAGCGGCTATTGGTCGTCTGAAAGGTGAGGAACTGGCGCAATATAATTTGTGGCTGGATTATCTGGACGCACTGGAGCTGGTCGATACTTCCAGTGCGCCAGATATTGAATGGCCTACGCCTCCGGCAGTTCAGGCCAGATGATATCCGGCGCGGTGCTGGTATCTGTTACCGTCACCGCGTCAATGTAATCCAGCACGGCGTTAAGTCGGGTTGTTTCTGCCTGCGTCAGTTTCCGTCCGGCCTGCAATTTCAGTTGAATCAGACTAATGGAAGCCATTACAGTATCAATCAGTGACTGACGTTGTGCTTCTGCCGCGTCTACTGCGGCGCTATGCTGTGCCTCGGTATCCGTCACCCATTTCTCACCATCCCATTTATCGTATGGCGTTAACGGTGAAAGCGTGACATAACCGTCTTTGATGGCACCGATATAATCCACTGTAACAGCTGCGCCATTTTCTGTTGAGTAAACAGTCTCATTGCGATGGTCTTCTTCATGGCTCCATCCCTTACCCGTAAATACTGCCACTTTTCCCGGAATGTTTTCGCCAGGGTCAATACCAGTGGAACAGGCGGGCATACTTACGCCAGTATTAATATATTCATCAGACCAGCCCGTATACTCAGATGTTTCAGCATCATAATAAAAACAACGCATATCGCCCGGCACTGTAGCCAGCCCATTTTCATCAAAAACAGGTTTCATTATTTAGCCCTCACCAGAAAGTTAAATGCAATATTTCGCGGTCTGACAGCAACAAAATTCACACCATCACCCACAGAGTTACTGGTGAAATTAAATCGTGAAAATCCTGGCTGATTTCCGGCGATGCCATCATGAAAGTTAATTGCGTGTCCCGCACCTTCGCCTATATTCCCGGCAAACTGAGAAAAGTTTGTAGCTGCCTGCCAGCTTAATAATTCACGACCACCATCTGCACCTCGCCCGTCATCCCAGATACGAATGAAATCACCGCGGGCTTCAGGTAATACCAGCGAAGGAAACACTTTCGCCAGCACAGGATAATCAGTGGCAGAGAATTTCGCGCCGTTGAACTTCAAAAACACCATACTGGACCAGCTGTCGATTACAGTATTTGGCATTGCAGCGGACGGCCAGAAGAACGGAACGCCAATAGCTGGAGAACCTTCTCCCAAACCAAGGTTTTCGAGAGCCGTTTTCACCGTGCCATCCGATTTGATATCACCAAACGGATTCTTGCGGCTTAACAGCAGCGCACGAAGCGCGGTAAGCAGCTGGTCGTGCCGCCCCTTCTCCAGGCTGGCACCGGACGCCTCCACAACGCTGCAAAGCTCCTCCTGCAACATGTCAAAGTAGTCATCATCCAGATCGGTGGCAGGCGTGCCGGTCTGGGGGTTACCACGGGTAAAACCGTTCTTACCCGCGCCGAACTTATCCTTCTGCGCGGTTTTCGTGTCTATACGATGCATGGATTACTCCGGATATTTAAAAATTACGTAGGTATGCGACGGGCAGAGTTTGTTAAGCACACACTCGACAACGGTGTCGCCCCAGATACGCAGTGCGGAATCACAGGGATCGCCACATGTCATCCAGGTGGTGTTGGTGGCGGCTGGCATGTTGACCTGCCAGTAATACCGCCATTCAGGCGCGTTCACAGCGTCAGTACAGGCCGATGAGCAGGTGAACGTGCTTTTGTCGTATCGCGTGATGGTGGCATCTGGTCTGCCCAAGGCAGCAAGCTGTGCAAGATAAAAATCCTCGTTGATGCCACCCGACAGGTTAACCTTCGCATCCAGCCGTTGCTGACGCTGGCGAAGGGTCTGTGTCCCTGCGGGAATACATTCATCCGGCAGACCGCACAGACGCTCCCAGCGGTTTATCAGTTCAGTGGTAGTGCGCGGATCCAGCTCCCGCATCAGGGCATCCGCACGCTGATGAACGCGGGTTAATGACGGTGCCGCACCGGCAATCGCCGGATCGCTGGCTGACCACGCCGGACCGGGGGGCAACAGTGCCGACAACAGACGGATGTAATCATCGTTTGTCACGTCCATGAAATCGTCCCCAGTACCGCCAGTTCATTTTTTGCAATGGAGATATTGTCTGCCGGTGCAAGCAACTGATGGCTGTATTCCCCGTTCGCACCGGAAATCGCTTCACTGATACGTGACACCTTCAGTTCTCCCTGCGGATAACCATCACGCAGCAGGAACGAACGCAACTCGGCGGTGATGGCAGCCCGTATTTCCGGTGTGTCCGGCGTCACGCGGATATGAAAATCCACTTTATGCGCCACCGGCCTGAATACATACAAATCAGAGCCTGCCACCGGGGCCAGTGGCCCGATATGTTGTCTTGCCGCCGTTTCCGTTGATTCTTCCGGAATGGGATTAATCAGGTCACTGCTGGCAATCATCACACCGACAGTTCCCGTTCCCATCCAGTGACGGTATGTCCATGCGCGGGTAATGCCGGGCACTTCTTTAGCCCAGACGACATAGTCCCCGTCAGCCCCGCCCTGCGGCGTCCAGTAATACCGCTCAATGACGCGGGCGCGCCACGTTTCCAGATCTTCAGTATCGAATCCTCCAGTCAGGGTATCTGCAACACCGGAAGACGGCAGACCATTCACCGGCGTGACCAGGATTAATGCCGTACCGTCGTCAGCGTTACCGACCGCGCCTGTAGTTGAGCAAGTGATCGGCACACGCAGGACACCACCGGAGCTGGTTGCATCGGCAGTTGCCGTGTACTGAACCAGGTCATCGCGCTGAATAACACTCCCGGCAGTCACCTTCAGGCCATCGCTGACACCTTCCCAGCGCATATACCCGCTGGCAGCCGTGGCCCCCTTGCGCGGACACCGTTTCATCGCAGCATGTCGCGCCAGCCAGGACTCATCGCACAGGTCAGGCAGCATATTCATTGCCAGATAATCGATGTACCCGTAAACCGTATGCAGCGCCGCCGCATACACCTTTGCCCGCACGTCTTCATCCATGCGCCGGAGCGTGTCGCTGACGTCCAGCCTGGCAAATAAATCGTTACGGAGCATACTGATATTTTCTGCCAGCGTCGGGCGCTGAAATTCACTGTCCGCCATGCGTTATCGCACTCCACAGATCATCAAAAGAAATCATTACCGGTCCGTCACGACGCCAGAGAGTGATACTGTTACCCAGTTCATTAATCCCGGTGCGGCGGATATCCAGATCAATACGGGACACCACGCCGTCATCAGTCATCCATTGCAGGCATTCGCGGATATACCCCCTTACCGTCTGCACCAGCTGATTGGTCAGTTTGCTGCGCTGAAGCAGCCACAGTCGGGAGCCGTAACGGTCATTCTGTACCGCAGGCCAGGTATCCCCCCACCATCCCATCGGGACGTCGGCGTTGTCATCAGGCTCCGCCCGCCGCCAGGTAAACAGGGAAATCACCACGGCGCGGGTCAGCGGATCCAGCGGTGCGCTGGCGCAGGTGCGTTTACCGTTCACCGTCAGCCACAGTTCCATCATGCCTCCATCGCTTTATCAGGTTTGTCGGTGTTACTGCCCTGACCGTTCTCTCTGTGACGATGCCCGTTATAGGCAAGCCGCATCGCTGACATGGTGGTGCCGCCGGAGTCGCACAGGTCTTTCACCTGTCCGGTCACTTCCAGGTCCATTTCAAAACGTGCTCTGGGCGCATTGCGAAACGTGATCGTTTTACCTGCACCGTCCACCACGATCCCCTCCCGGGTCAGCGTCACGGACTGCCCCTGATCGTCATAGACAGCCACCTCACCCGTCTGCAGCCCTTTCAGGCGGTAGCGCCGGTCCGACACCGTAACAACCACCGCATGAGAACGGTCGCCATCCGGAAACAACACCACCGCTTCCGCACCGCTGTTTGCCCTTGCGGTAAAACCGTAGGGTTCAAGATGTTCAACCCCGGCTTTGGGTTCACCGGCAATCAGGGACACATCCACGGTCTGACATTTCGTGGCGGCACTGATGCTTTTCACCACGGCCCGCCCAATCAGGCCGAGGAGTTGTCGCTGCATGGTTTCAATCGTCCTCATCAGAACGGGTCCTCCTGTACTCTGGCTTTTTTCTTTTTCCGCGCGCCGGGGGCTTCGGGTTCAGGCAGATAAGCATCAGGTGGGCCGACACGGATTTCCGTCTGGGTGCCGTTCTGGTCCTGAGTAAACGTGACTTCCGAGACAAGCAGTTCGGTATTGTCGAAACCACAGACCGGATCGAAGACAATCACCCGCTGGTTGGGCTGCCACAGCGTACCGTTACCCTGTCGCCAGCCCTGCACCACATAGGTGGTTTCATCCGTCCGCGCCGCCCGTTGTCGGGCTTCAAAGTCAGCACGCGCAATACAACCTGCCCCCGTGGCCTGCCCTGTCTGCCTGATATACATCGGACGGTAACGGGCAATAAATGCGTCCTCTGTGCGTGCCCGCAGCGCGGTGGTGGTGGCCTCACCGAAATCATCGTCGTTTCCGGCACGCTGCCCCGCCACCTGGTAAACAGAAAACCGCTCCCGGATACTCTTCTCCGTATCACAGGAAAGGATGTTTTCCCCAAGTACCAGCGCGGTATGTGCCCGCGTTGAGCCAATACCGCCAATCACCAGCCTGCCGTGCGGGTCGTCGTAAGCCAGCGCCTGCTGCTGACCGAGTATTTTGTTGATCACCTCAATCACCGTTTCACCGTGATCAGGCTGAACATCAGGAATAACACCCGACGGCGCACCGCTGTTCACCACCTCAATGCCGAAAGGCGCAGCAAGCGCCTGCGCAATCTGCACCAGCGAGCGTCCGTTAAACTGTGTCGGTTCGGCTGCACAGTCAATCAGGTCAGCCGTCAGACTACGTCCGGCAATACCGGTGCTGACCGAACGGGCATCGTAACGAACGGGAGTCGCCTCCACCCAGCCGGTGATCACCAGCTCATCACCAATCAGCACTTCCACTTTTGAACCGTTTTTAATGCGCGGCTGAAGCGTGGTGATACCCTCATCTCCCGGCCACTGGCGAGTGATCTCCACACTGAAATCCCGCGCCAGCCGTTCAATACCGGCACCGATGCGCACCGATGTCCAGCCATTCCACTCCCGGCCATTTACCCGTAGCGTGACATTGTCGTTCATTGCACTGGCACCTTCAGAGGGATCACCGGCACAAAGCCGGGATGTGTAATGGCATTACGCCGGATAATGTCCGCGTCACGCGCCGCGTTATCAAACCAGGTCGCCGCCAGCACCAGCGCGGGTAAAACCTCATCCGGCGTGCGCTGAATGATCCGTGCAGACTGTTCAAGGCGCGTGTTGATATCCGCATTCAGATCTGCTTTCACCCGGCGCAGCGCCAGAAACAGCGCATCACTGGTTGTACGGGACAACTCCTTATCAATTGCCGTATTCAGTGTGTCGCGAATGTCAGTCAGTTCTTCCCACGTCGGCAGGTCAACCGTGTTTTTCACCGCCGGTGCATTGTTCAGTGCCGGATGCGTGACGGAAGGCCAGCCAGTGCTCTGCGCGGGTGTTGTTGCCTGCCCCACTGCGGCATTCTGCATCACCGCGGAAGTTGTTGGCGCAGGCAATCGGGTGACGGCATACGCCGCTTCGCTGATTGCGGTCGTACGAAGGATGCTGGCAACCACGTTACGCTGCTGCGTCGCCGTGGCGGTGGTTTTACTGTCCGTTTTCCAGACACCGCGCGGTTGCAGATCGCTGCCGAGGCTGACACCGGAAAGCGTTTTGATCATGGTGACCAGGTCGCTGGCGTTACCATAAAGGCGTTTCCCGGTACGCCACATTTTCTGCACCTGCTCAACGAAATTTTTGCCTGACGATGGCGGCGGCAGAAGTACCGAGATATCCCCCTGCAACAGCCTGGCGGCATCCGATACGGCAGAATCCACCACTTTCATCGCATCAGAAACATACCCCAGCATTGTGCCGGCATTACCGACGACGTCGTTCTGCACAAAATCTGCCACGCCATCGATACTGAAACCACTGAAGCTGTCACTGATGCAGTCATCCAGTGCAGAACAGGATGACATCAGCGTCTGCGCCGTCGCCGCACCTGAAGTGGGGTAAGAGAGTTCTCCCGCTTCGACAAACTTCAGGTCAAAGCGGACAATACGCCCTTCACTCTTCGATGTGCTGACCCGAACTTCCCCGTCAACACAGACTTTCAGCTCACCGTAAGTCGGATGGACAAGCGTGCCGGGACCGGGTTTATTCAGCGCGTCAATCAGGCGATCGCGCTGGTCAAAGCAGTCATCTCCCACCACATAAGCTGTGATGGACGGGCGGAAAGTGATTTTCCCCAGGTCTTCGGTATAGGGTTTGTCGCGGTTCGGGTATTCGTGCGTTTCCACACGACGACCGGTTCCCGCACTTTCTTCTTCAACCTTAAACGGCACACCGCGAAATGACGCGTCCTGAAGTCTGTCTTTCCACGTCATATAAACTCCGTACATAAAAAATCCCACCGGAGTGGGACTCATTAACAGATTAATTTTTCATTACCTGCCAAAGCGCGTATAGCCAACATCATGGCTGACATCAAAACCGCTGGATCGCGTTTCCATAACCCGCATACCCGGAGGCGAATTCACAAAAGAGACCTTGATCTCACCATCAACTTTTGGCGCAGAAGCTTTGTTAATCATGAAGGGATTCGGGCCTGTGGCATCGGAGGCGTTGTTTGACTGAGCCGGATCTACCGCCGGATAAGGTGTGTATCCCCGTGCCGGTATTCCCGTCCCATAAGCATCATAAGCACCCGCCCCCCACTGCGCCGAGTTAATGGCATCGACCGTGTCACCGGAACTGTCGGTAAACCACTCAATAATTGGCTTCAGCTTGTCCCACATATCCTGAAACCACTTAACAACCGGCCCCCAGTTATTGATCACCATCCCCAGCGGCGACCAGGCAAAAACTTTCTTAAGGAGTTCCCAGCCAGTCTCAAAATAAGGACCAATGGTTTCCCAGAGTTTCTTAAAATAAGGTCCGACAACATCCCAGTTAGTGATAATTAATCCCGCAGCCAGGGCTATCGCCGTCGCAATCATGCCAATCGGCGTCATCGACATGAGCCTGCTGACAATACTGATGGCACTGCCAACGCCCATCAATCCCAGTTTCAGAATCGCAAGACCGGCAGCAAGCCCGACGACGCCGCGAATAACCCGGGGATTTTCATCCGCAAACTTCGTGAATTTTTCCCCCAACTCCCCCAGCCATTGCGTGATATTTTTGGCGTCACCAGAAAATGCGCCGCCAATAGCCGCAAGGCCGTTAGTTGCGGTCCCCGTCATTGCCTCCCACAGGTTGGACAGCGTACCAAGCTGGGCCTGAACACGTTTATTCAGGCTGGCCTGTTTATTCATCTTCTGCTGGATCTGATCGTAGCCATCCTTTCCTTTATCGATTAGTGCATTGACCACCTGAAGGGTTTCGGCATCATCACCAAATATTGCCTTAAGTACACCTGTCCGCTTAACGTCGGTCAGTTTTCGCAGCTTTGCCAGTTGCCTGAACATGTTATCAAGACCGCCAAAACTTCCTTTGCCGTCAGTAAAATCGAGCTGTACCCCGAGTTTCTGGCGGGCCATGATTTTATTGACGTCCCTGATTTTCTTAACGCTTAATCCGGACTGGATAACTTTTCGCAGGGCATTACCTGCCGACTCCCCGTTCATCCCCATCTGATCCATCATGACGCTGATGGGGGCAAGGCTCTGTGCAGCCTGAAGACCGTCCTTGTTCACCATCTTCAGAACAGAACTGGTTTTAGTGAAGAAGGACAACATGTTGGTATCGTCAACGCCCAGATAAAACGCCTTCTGGATAGTGTCGAACAGCCCCATCATGTCTTCTGACGCCGTTCCGGTAGCATCCTGCATCTTTGCAGCAAACTCAGCAGCCGCTTCCGGTGTTTTTTTCAGTTGTACCGCAAGATAAGCTGTCGCTTTACCCACACCGCCAAGAATGTTTTCTGCCGGGATCCCCTGACGCACCAGCATCTGCATCATGTTCTGGAAATCAGCCGTTGTACCGGGAAGCTGGTTACCCAGGCCAATAGCCAGTTTATTGATGTCCTGAAAGCGCTTTCCAACCTCGCCATTCGCATCCATCATGGCGACTTTCAGCCCGGTGGCGGCGTTTTCCTGATCGGCATAAGATTTCAGGGAAAGCGTCAGACCCGCTGCCAGTCCGCCACCAAGCGCCAGCCCACCCTGTGACGCTTCTTCCGCCTGGCGTTTAAATCCCCGTATTTTCTTTTGCATTTTCGACAGCGCGGGAGAAAGCCTGTCGACACCGGTGATCAACGCCTTAAGCTCAAATTCAGCCATGTGTGCGTTTCTCCTGCTCTATCCTGTTTGCCTGACTGACCAGCAAGGGAATTTCACTGATCGGCATATTCAGCAATTCGAAAGGATTAATGCGCCAGTAGCTGGCGCAGTCAAAGAAGCGATCAGTAAGGTATTCAGCCGTCAGGCCTGGAGGAAAAAACCAGCCACAAGCCACGCCGCTGCATTCAGGTCTGCCGGAGACATCTGGTCGACAGAGCTTTGCGGCACTTTCGCCAGCCGCACAATATATTTCGATACCACATGCGCCAGAAGTCTGACGGACTCATCCTGATTCATCTGGTAGGGATACCCCAGCTCGCGGACATCTTTCCCGGTGGGCTCATCAAACTCCAGTACGGAGAGTGTCTCGCCATGAGCGGTAATCGGTTTCTTTAACTCAAGCTCTTTCATTACTGGTAATCCCCTTCTTCACCGTGGAACTCAAGATCGACCGTGCCTTCTTCGGCATTATGGTTCGCTTCGCCGTGCAGCCAAGCAGACGACAGTACATAGACCTGACCGTTCGCCAGCTCGGCAGTGATTGTCATCTCATCAGACGAGGTGATTTTGCCCACCGGAAAATTCTTCGGCACCTTGAAGGTCCCTTTGACATAAGGCGCACGGTGAGTTTCCTTGCGGTCCACTGAACCGTCCAGGCCGATGATGTCATCATTAACCATCCTGTTCATGGGCACCTCAATGCCGCCGGTCAGCGATAGCTGCTGACCGTCAATTTTGAAATAACAGGTTCCCCCGATACGGGCCATTATGCAGACTCCTCTGAATACTGAAGACGGAACTGGTTAACCACGGCAAAGACACGCAACTGGTTAACATAGTCAGGCGGGAACAGCGTGTTCAGGCGGTTCGGATCGCTGGCATCACGCTCCACAACCAGGTACTGCTTAAAAAGTTCGTAGTTTTCCACGATCCCCGCACGCTCAAGCTGACGGTAGGTTGCCAGCAGTTCCCCTTTGATCACCGCCGGGGTGACAATCGCCTGACCGGGACCAAAGCGGGTACCGTCGCTGGCAAGCTTGTGACGCCCGTACTTACTGGTAATGACGGATTTCAGTTTGCGCAGTACATACGCACTGGTATGCAGCGTCTCGCTGTCGAGGTAGCTGTTATCCGCAACCCCGTAAGCGTTTTTCCTGTACGTGGTGACATCACGCTGAATGCGCAGTACCCCGCTTTCGACATACGCCGTTGCCACGCCATGAGACAGCAGGGTCTGTTGTTCGGTCATCGTGAACCGTTTCCCCTTCGGCGCAGACAGCATACCCACCAGCTCACCGGTCTGCGTGGGACGTGCCGGATCGTTGCGGATAAACACCGCTGCGCGGGCGGTACGGCTTGCCGCCAGCTCGTCGGCAGGCGTCTGGGTGTCTTTTTCGTACCCCGCCAGGGTAATGTGCTGCTGGTTAAACTGGTCACCTGCGGTCACCAGTTCTGACAGCGTGCCGATCTTTGCCGTATACACATGACCATACAGCTGACGCGCATAGCTCCAGCGACCGCTGGTATCGTTCATCTCGGTCACCAGCGTGTTAACGGAGGCCGTGTCGTTGAACGGCAGGCCGATATAATCAAACGGCTCATCCGCCATTGCAGCCACCGCGCCGGTGAGAACCGGAGCACCCGTACCGGCGGTACCCGTCGCCACGGCAATCTGTACGCCCGCTGGCAGCACTTCGCCCCCACCAAAGCCGTAGTAATTGAGGCTGACAGGAATTTCATTCCCGCAAAGCCCCTTATGACGCGCGGTCAGTGTGACCACGCCTGCCGAAGATGAAGCCGTAAACGGCAGGGCCGGAACGGCATTGATGGCATCTTTGATACTGCTGGCAATCGTCGTGACGTTATCGCCGTTGGTCACCGGAGCCTGCACGCGGGTACGTCCCACATAAACATTCACCGTGCCGGTTTCGGTTGCCGCGCCGGTCACCGTCAGCGTAACTGTTGCCGCCGCGCCCGTGGATTCAGGAACGGCAATCACATACAGTTCACCAAACGGGTCGGTCTGGCGATAAGCCTCGACCATACGCGCCAGCTGACTTCCCGCACCACAAATCTGGCGTGCATAGTCTGCCGATGGCATCAGCACCAGACTGTTGGCAACAATCTCTGCACCGTTATTGGCATGACCAATCAGCAGCGATGCTCCGCTGTCCTGTGCAGTATTCGCCGCCTGGTTATCCATTTCCGCATAAAAAATCGGAACCAGCGTATTCGACGGAATGGTGTTAAAGCTTATCGTCATCGGTATTCACCTTTTCATTCACGCGCCGGATATCACCCGCTGCTTCACGGCGCAGCCAGTAGTTGTTCTCATCAACATTTCGCCCCTCGGCGGGCAAAAGGTCACCGCGGGCAGGGTCAGGAACTGACCGCCCTTTAACAGGTTTCACAAACATGAAGATTCTCAGGAAGGAAGGGTTATTTCGGTGTGATGTTCGATATCGCCGTCAGGCCCGTTACCGGGATCGAGATAATCAACATCAATCGCCAGCGTTCGCAGTTCATCCAGACTGTTCAGGTCATCCTGCTGGCGGGTATCGTCTTCAGTCAGCTCGCTGATGACCGAAAAATCGAACTGATAAATCAGCTCATGACGATTCAGATCCAGCAGCGTGCCGCCGTCATAGGTAATCGGGTTACCGCACGCCTCCGGGTTCCAGCCCAGCAGAGCCTTAAAGAGCATCTGCCGGACATCGTCCACCACATCATACGAGGCAAACTGACCGCGCTCATCACGCCCGTTACTCAGTATGACAACCACGGAGAAACCCTCTTTCAGCTCCTGCCAGTAGTCGGTCTGGCTTTTGTTTTCTCCCGGAGAATCATCACCCGGTACAACATATGCCGCCGGGAGTTTCAGCTTTCCGACCTCCGGCAGATTTTTGAACTGGGCCGCGCCTGCAACCCGGTTTTCAAAATACGGACAACGGGCACGCAGTGCAGCAATAACAGGCGTCAGTTTCATCTGTGTCGTCGCTCCGGCTTCAGTGATTTACGCAATTCCCGCGCCAGAAAATAGCGTGTCCAGCTGCGGTTCTTTTCAAGAGTTTCCACCATGAAGTTATTACGTGGAGCCAGTCGCCAGCCGCTGCCACCGGATGCACCACGATGATGGCCGCGACGACGCTTTGCCCCTCGCCTCACGCCATAGAACAAAAAAGCCGGATAAAAATCACCGGTGATACGGCGGTTTCCCTCTCCATTACGCTGGTTAGGGGCTATACGTGCCATAAAACCAGGGCGATGTTTACTGGCTCTGGGTACCATGTAACCAATTGAACGAGCCAGGCGTCCGGTCTGATAACCGGGGTTTTCACCCGGTGCCGACCGTGCACGGCGCATCACCAGCCGACGGGCATCACGCATATGACGCTGACCAATCGTGACAAACGCCCGCCGGACACGGGCGCGGTTAAAGCGCATCTCCGCGGGCTGCTGAAAATCAACGTGCAAAAAGGAAGTCGTCATTGTTGCCTCCGTGACTCTGCCTACATTCGCCCAGCTCCGTACACTCCAGCAGCAGAAAGCGCCGCGCCCCGTTCAGATCGCGCTGACGTTTCACCCGGTACACACTGTCACCGCAGACCACCTCATAATCAGCGGTGATCCCCCGGCGGTAACGAATGGTGATGTAATGGGTGATGGCGTCCCCGGTCTGCGCGGTTTCCTGCCAGGTGGTGGCACTGGTCTGGATAACCTTCGCCCATGTCCGGAACGTAACCGGGTATTGAGGCTCCACGCCAAAGTTATCCGCGGGCATATCCACCCGCTGGCGGATCAGGACGCGTTTATTCAGTTCACCGGGGTCCGGCAGAATGTAGGTTGCGCTGGTCTGCGCCTGACGAATTTTCATTGCGGGAAATACCTGTACGGGCCGACAAGCCAGTTAAAGCTCATTGGCAACTCCATTTTCTCAACGTCTGTAACCGACGAGCGATTTTCGTAAAAATGGCTGATAAGCATCAGCATCCCCAGACGAATATCATCCGGCAGGTGCAGCCCGTCCGGATCGCTGTCCGGAATGGTTTCATCCGGAGCATAGAGCTTCCGGTTCAGATACGTTTCCGTCCGCTTTTGCGCCGCACAGGCCAGCAGTTGCAGATGGCGGTCATCAGCATCGAAATCCTCATCCAGCCGGAGTTGGGCTTTAATCTCTTCCATTGTCAGAAGCATACTCAGCCCTCTTTACTGGTCGTGGCTTTTTTCTCTTTTGTCGCTTTACTGCTTTTTGCACTGGTTCCGCGCTCTGCTAACCCGGCCTGAAGTGCAATCTCCTGCACCCGGGCAGGAAGCGCCCCGTCGTCATACTCACCGGCCCGAATGACCTCAACACGCATACCGTCCGGTGACCATTTCAGATCTTGTTTCAGGATCATGATTCTTCACCCGTCAGAACAGGGGGCGCGGTTCCGCGCCCCTGAGTGATTACGCCGCTGCAATCTTCAGCAGTTTGATGGCCTGCGAATCGACCAGCATGCCGCCGGTGCGCTTGGTGGTATAAAAACCGACAAACGGTTTATTGGTGTACGGATCGCGAAGAATGCGGGTACCGATACGGTCAACGATGGTGTAACCCCGTTTGAAGTTACCAAATGCAATGGCTTTCGCATCCGCGGCAATATCCGGCATCTGCTCGTTTTCAGCGATACCGTAACCCGCCAGAGAGGATGGCTGCCCCAGTTCCAGCCCAGGACGCCACAGATAGTTACCCTCGGTGTCTTTCAGCAGACGGATGGCAAACAGGCTGTTGTTGTTCATCATGAACTTCGCGCCAGTGCGGTGTGCCTTACGCAGCGTGTAAATCAGTTTGATAATGGCGTCTGCGGTCACCGCGGTCGCTTCGCCGGATACAATATGCTGAAGTTTGCCGAACGCCCGGACCTTGTCGGTTTCATCAGTGGATTCATACGCCAGGAACCCTTTCGGCTTCTTGGTGCCATCGCCTGAGGTAAAGGCAATTTCTTCCTGTTCGGCAAATTCGGTTGCCAGCTCGCTGTTGATCCAGGCCTCCACGTTGAAGAAGGCATCGTCCAGCATTTTCTGGGTAGCCTGCGGGTTGCCGTAAATTTCCCCCATGAGAGGTTCAATCAGCTCCAGTCTGGAGGTGGCAGTCTGGGATCGCGTATCCGTTTCCCCCACCCATCCGGAAGCCGTACCGCCCAGATTCACCAGTTTTTTGTAGTCGGAACCGCCAACGGTGATCACCGTGGCTTCCTGACGCATCACCACTTCATCTTTCAGCAGGTTAAGAATGTTGCGATCCAGTTCTTCCGGCACGGCGTAGCCACCGTCTTCATCGGTACCCACCTGCAATGCCTTACGCTCCAGATCGCGCAGACCGTCTTCACGGCCTTTACGCAGGAAGCCCACAAACGCCTCTTTATGCTCGGTGGCCAGTTTATTTTGCGCACCACCTGCCGGACGTTTCAGCTCAAGCAGCTCTTTTTCAAGGTCGCTTTTGAGATTTTCCAGCTCGCTGAGTTTCCCGTTCAGGGTTTCCACCTGCCCGGCAAGCTTGCCTTTTTCCTGCTCAATCGCATCCACGCGCTTGTCGTTCTTTGCTTTGAAGTCGTCAAACTTCTGCTGCAGCTCCTGCGCGACCTGTTCGACATCTTTAATATCAACCGCCATCGTATTTCTCCTGATTAGAAGTTCAGATTTTTCAGTGCATTCAGTGCAGAGCCCACATCCTCAGCGTCGCGCAGGGACAGTGCGCCATAGCCCCCGGCCATGAATGCTTTGGCCTGGGTACGGGAGAGTCCGACATCACGCAGGACTCTTTCGATTTTTTTCTGTTCGGGGATTTCCCCGCGGGCCAGTGCGTTCTTGACGTCGCTGATCCGCGCCTCGTCGTTAGACGGGAACGTCACCAGGCTGACTTCCCAGAGGTCGATTTCTTTCAGCAGAAAGGCTTCTTTGCTCCGGTCGTATTCCCAGTCTTTCAGGACGTACCCAATAGAAAGGCCGGTTAACGAACCGGCCTTCATGTGTGCATGTGCGCGTTTTGCGAGGGGATCATCATCAATAAGCAACCGTCCCCTGACGTAAAGCCCGACATCGTCTTCCTTCATTTCGGTGTAAACACCGATGGGTTCATCCATGCGGTGCTGCCAGAGCAGCGCAGGTAACGCTTTTCTGTCACTCCACGCCCGCAGGGAAGCAGCAAATGCCCCGGACATCACCACATCATCGTGGCTGTCCTTTACACCAAAGACGGAGCCATACCCTTCAAACTCACCGGAGTCACTGACAGATTTCAGACTCAGCGGTACATCAAGACGTTGTTTCGTCTGCATTGGCGTTATCCTTCTGCTTACCGGCTTTACTGCCATCGGAGGGTTTCGTGGTCATGTTCATCGGTGTGAGATAGACATCACCACCGGGACGCGGATTCATATCTTCCAGGTCGCGGCAGTCATTGGGAGAGTAAATTCCCCAGTTGATCCCGGTGGCGTAGGCTTCAAAACGGGACTTCATATCCCCGCGCAGTAACGCCCCGGCGTTAAATTTGGCGTAATAAACGCCCTGCTTACTTTTTCGTACCAGTCCGGTGTTGATCCGCTGTTCGATGCGGGTCAGATACGGCACCAGTGAATAGTTGATAAATCCCAGCCCCAGCTCTTCGATATTGTTGAAGGTGGCGCGATCGGTGTTCTGCACCATGTGCAACGGCACCCGGAACAGACGACAGATTTCTTCAAGCTGAAACTTGCGGGTTTCCAGGAACTGGCTGTCCTCGGCGTTCAGCGCCATCGACTTCCAGTCCAGCCCCATCTCAAGGATCATCGGGCGGTGAGCATTGCCAAGCCCGGTGTGACGCTCCTCAAAATCTTTCTTCAGGCGCTCATAAGCCTGATCTGACAGCGTCTGCTCTGTACGCAACACACCCGACGTCACCGCGCCATTGCTGAACAGTCTGGCCCCGTGCTCTTCGGTCGCTGCCGCCAGCGATATTGCCTCGCGGGCATAGGCGATGGGATTCAGCCCCACCAGTCCGTCCAGCGTCAGCGTGCGCACATGCCAGATATCCTCCTGGCTCAGTACATCCGTGGAGCCATCCGGGAATGTGACCTGATAGATCGGCTCCCAGCTACTGTTAAGCTTCGGTTCCACACAGCCGGGATCGACGGGCAGCAGTTCAGCCACTTCGCCAAATGCTTTCACTTTGTAGGCGTAAAAGTTTCCCCGCAGGCACAGACAGGTGACCACCAGCTCCCAGAACTCCTGCGGCGTCATATAGCCATTGGGATGCGTGGAGATCAGTTTATGCAGACGTTCGCCGGTGGCTCTCTGCTTCAGGCTGCCGTTCAGGTGATACAGATTGCAGGGCAACATCCCGACCGACTCTGCCAGCACTCTGACGCAGGAAAAAACCGCCGTCAGTCGCATGGCCCGCTGACTGCTGATCTGCTTTCCGGTATAGGTGTCGTAGGACAACCCGATGGCATCCGCCAGCTCTGCTGGCGTGGTCACCGGTGCGTCACTTTTTCGTTGAAATAATCCCGAAAAGAACACTATTTACCTCCACCAACAGACAGCTGTGTACGATCGAGATATCGCGCTACCAGCCACGACCAGAACAGGCACAACGCCCCGGCAACAACAAACCCCGCCGGGGGATAAATCAGCCAGGCACCATACGCCAGCAAAAGCGCCCCCAGCACGCCCACCAGAGGCGCGAGAATCAGCATGATCATAATTACCTCAGTTAAAGCGAGCGGATCCCATAGGACTCAATGTGGTCAGACAGCGTGTCTTCTTTCTCGTACAGCATGGCTCTGCCAACCGCCATAATCAGCGCAACTGCACCGTCAATTTTGTTTTCCGCCTGCTCTTTGACGGGTTTCACCACATCATCGTTACCCGGAATGGTTTTGCCGACCACATTGCCGATACACCAGGTCATGATGGGATTGCCATCATGATGAAAGCGCCCCGATTCAATTGCCGCTTCCAGCTCTTTCATCGGGTCGGACATGTTGGTGTAGTTCTGAATGATAGTGACGGGATTCAGGTCTTCATCAGCAAGGTCATGTGACAACCCGGTCGCCCCGAAGGGGTCGATGGGTGACTCACTGACCGGGCTGATTTTGTTCGCCGCTTTGGCCTCCTCGAGGATGTAGCGATAATCCACCTCCGCACCATCGGTAACGGTCAGAACGCCCATTTCCACCCATTTCTGAAAGCGTTCGGCTGTCCGGCGATCTTCATTTTTCTCGACGCTGTACACCGTGTCATACGGTACCCAGAAGCGCGGAGCCACACTGTAGTAATGCGTTTTACCGTCAATCTCGCGGGTATAAAGTCGCGCCATGCTGTTCATATCCAGCTTACGCGCCAGGTCAAAGGCCAGAATGCACGGCTGCCCCTCGAACTGCTCAAGGGTCAGTGATTTATCCTCGCAGCTCTGCCAGCTCACCAGGTTGAAATACGCCGAACGCGCCGACACCCAGATATTGAGGTGTTTTGTTTTAAAGACGTTTGCCAGACGGGCGTTATTTTTCGCACGCTGCTGCTGACTTAACAAAAATTCGCGATAAACCGACACGCCAATATTCGGGTTAGCTTTTTCCAGCACCTGCGGGTCGGTCCAGTCATCGCCTTCGTCAACGGTATAGATGATCCCGAACAGTTCATCGTTGGGTACCGACCCGTTGAGCATCTCGATAACTTCCCGTCGCTTGTCGTAGCACGGCCCCTCAATGTTGTACCCGGCAGTAGTAATGGCCCACATCAGTGGCTGACGTCGCGCCCCCATCCCGGTAAGCATCGTGGTGTAAAGCGCATCGGTGGCGTGCTCGTGATATTCATCCACCACCGCACAGTGGGGTGATGAACCATCACCGGGGTTACCGATCAGCGGTTCAAACCGCGCGCCATCCTCCGGACGATTAATGTTTGAGGCGTTAACCTCAATCCCGAACGCTTCCGTCAGCATGGGTGTGCGTTTACACATCAGTCGCGCCGGGCGAAAGACTTCCCACGCCTGTTTCTCTGTCGTGGCACCGGAATACACTTCCGCGCCAAACTCGTTATCACAGGCAAAACAATACAGGGCAACACCGGCAGAGATTGCCGATTTGCCGTTCTTACGGGGGATTTCGGTATACACCTCCCGGAAGCGGCGCAGCCGGGACCCTTTATTGACCCAGCCAAACGCACAGCAGACCACAAATAGCTGCCACGGCTCCAGCGTGATGGGCATCCTCTTGAATGCCCACTCACCCTTGGTGTGCGGCAACAGCTGAATAAATTTGGCGGCCCGTTCAGCCAGGTCCTTGTCGAAGCGGTAACGAAACGACTTACTTTTTTCCGCCATCAGGTCATCAAGATGGCGCTGGCAGGCCTGAATCACAAACTGGCAGGCCACAATCTTTCCGCGCACAACATCACGGGCATACTGATTGGCAGCATTTACGTTGGGGTAAGATTTCCGGCTCATGACTCGATGATTTTCAGAAACGGGTTAGTGGCTTTCTTCTGCCCCGCCAGGCCAATCAGACGCTGGCGGCTGCTGGGGTCGAGTCCGAGCATTGCCCCCGTGCTGCTCATCTCGGACTCCTGTTCTTTTTTGGCGGTCAGCTCCGGATTTTTGACCCTGCCGCCCATTGCACCGGTGATGGTGTTGCCCTGTATGGCAATATTTTTCACGGCACGTCGCCAGAACTCATAGGCCACGCACCACCGCTCAAGCACCGCGAGGTCAGTCACGCACAACAGGCCCTGACCGCAGAGTTCTTTGGTTGTCAGTTGCCACATGATCGTGGCGAGAGGGAGATTTTCTTCTGCGAACCACTCCGGTGGCTCAACACCTTTGATGGGCGTAAAAACAGGTTCATCTTTATTCAGGGCTCGCTTGCCGGGGTTTCCGGCCAGCGCCTTGCGCGCCGTTGGCTTGGGGCGACGCCCGGAACGCCCCGCCGTTCCAGCCATATGCGGCACTCCTGGTTAAATTTCATTTTTCGCGGGTATAAAAAAACGATGGGGCGGGCAGTCCGGAAGACGTCAGGTCACAGGGATTTGACCCGCCCCTCCCCTCAGACAGTTGAGAATTATTATCACTTTAACCGTTCACGGGCCGTCTTCGCCTTATGACACGGCCAGCACAGACTCTGCAGATTACTGTCAGCATCAGTGCCGCCATGCGCTTTAGGGATGATGTGGTCAACAGTTTTCGCCTCACGCACCACACCAGAACGCAGACATAACTGACACAGGCCTTTGTCACGCTTCAGGACACGCGCGCGGATACTGTCCCACTTCGAACCGTAGCCGCGCTGATGACGGGATTGTCCAGGTTTGTATTGCTTCCAGCCTTCGCTTTTGTGGCTTTCGCAATAGCCTGACGGGTCAGTGGTGGTATTACGGCAACCTCGAGCACGGCAGGCTTTCGGGATTCGTGGCGGCATATGTACTAATCTCCGATTTATCCAAATTTAACTGCCATAATGCCGACATTCTCTGCCATTGTTGGCTCCGTTTATCCGTTAAAAGGGATATCAGTTAAGTTATCCCGTGTAGGGTATAAACCATTATCAAAGCCACTCTGTAGGGAGTGGCTTTTGTAATGACAATAAAAAGCCCCGCGAATACGAGGCTTTTAGCATGTGGAAAAGGAAGTTTATTGTAACTTTTCAAGATAAGGAGCTATGTTGCTAACTTTTTTGTAGTTCAGATCATCCGGTAGTTGAACAGCAGGATTATATACAACCCATATAGATTCAGACTTGCCATCTGAACCATCTGTGTTTTTACATGAGCGTAACTTGTAATGAATGATTCTATCTACGTCAGCGTACTCGGAGGTTGCATAAACTTCATATTTATTATCTCCATGGAAAAGGATAGTTTTAACTAATTTTGTAGATGACATGTCTGCTCCTTTGTAATTGATGGGTATGACATATGACCACCAATTACAATGCCATATTTCTGGTGATTATTGCAGCAGCGAAATTACAAACCAAACCCAAAGATGGGCTTTGTAATGACTACAGTAACGAACTGCACAATGCGCCTGTATTTCGAGGATGACGTCCAAATACGTTAATCTTCTCGCGAACGCTCTCACTACACATTCGCTCTACAATTCGCCAAACAACCTTTTCAGGTAAAAATTTCGGCGCTAGTGCTGAAATAGCACGCCACAGACCCCGACTAAGCGAGCATGCTGTGCTACCGAAACTAAAGATGACGAACGAAATAGACGTGATAAACGCCCAGCACCCAGAGAGAAAAGCTGAGATGCGGTGATAAAGCTTAGTCATGTATTGCTCCTGTTTTTTTGGTTTTCATCGCCCGATCATTTCAGGCATTGCGTCCTGATGTATTCCTGCAGGTAGTTAACCTGCGCGGTTATCCTGTTGATTCCACTTCTGAGACGGTAATAATTGAGTTCAGCATCTGCTGTAAGTCTTGGGCTTTCTCCATCGCCCATGCTGCTGGCTCCGGTCGTTGACTTTGCACAGGTGGCGGCGACTTGCAGGCGCTTACGACCAGCAGAAACATCAGCACGGAGACTTTCGATAGTCGCGTTAGCATCAGCAAGCTCCTTTGTGTATCTGGCGTCGAGTTCTGCTACATCACGTTGACGCTTCTGCATATCAGCGATGATGGATGCGGCTTTATCGCGCTGCTCTTTGTAGGTCATGGCGTTATCACGGTAATGATTAACAGCCCATGACAGGCAGACGATGATGCAGATAACCAGAGCGGAGATAATCGCGGTGACTCTGCTCATACCTCAATCTCTCTGACCGTTCCGCCCGCTTCTTTGAATTTTGCAATCAGGCTGTCAGCCTTATGCTCGAACTGACCATAACCAGCGCCCGGCAGTGAAGCCCAGATATTGCTGCAACGGTCGATTGCCTGACGAATATCGCCGCGGTCAATCATCGGTAAAGCGCCACGCTCTTTAATCTGCTGTAATGCCACTGAGTCCTGGCTTCTGGGAGAGAAGTCTTTCAGCCCAAGCTGCTTGCGGTAAGCATCCCACCAACGTGAAAGAAGTTGATAACGGCCTGCAGCTGTTGATTTGAGTTTCGGGTTTAGCGTGACAAGTTTGCGAGGGTGATCGGAGTAATCAGTGAAGAGTTCGCCACCGACAATAACGTCATAACCGTGGTTACGTGTCGGTTGTCGCCCGTTATCCGTTCCTTCTGACCATGCCACCATATCCAGGAAAGCTTTACGCTGGGAATTTAGTACCTGCATAAATTACTCCTTAGAGCCACCAAACTTGTTACCGATTACTCTCATTGCAGCCCCACGAATAGCATCGACACCGATCAACCCAACGCCACCACCAATGGCAACAGAAAGCGATTTAGGCCATCCGACATACTCAAGCGCGGATGCAAAGGTCAGCGTCAGAGCGCCACAGAGCAAAATCTCGAGCGTTTTTCTCTTCCAGCCACCACCACCGCCAAAATAGGCAATGCGCAAGCCAGCCATAACGATCGACATAATCACTGCGCCCAGCGGTGTGTCTCCACGCCACCAGCTCTGGACCAACTCCAGCCAAGTATTTGGGTTATGAGGCATTTGTAGTTATCTCTCACCTCGCTGATACAGCAGGTGCAAATTGAGGAAACATCATGTACCGCAAATCAGAAGCGGAAACGTCAAAGAAGCCGAGCCAATGGATAACTGCGGGATAGACTAGGCCCAACGAATCCCCAGGCCCAGAAACGACAAAACCCGCTCGACGGCGGGTTTAAGCTGTGTGGCGAAGTAACCACTCTTAACACAATACAATACTTTTTGCGTACGCGTTAGTGTTTTGATAGAATTTTCAGCCACATAAAAATTCATTCTTATAATTCGGGATATATAATGGATATAACTTGTTTAGAATGTGGCAATGTTCTTGACGACCCAACTGTAGCTTGCGATAAATGCGGTGCCACGCCTCATGTTGTAGTGCTGGGCAAACAATCGTACTTTCCTATTGGTGCTGTAACAGCAAATCTTGAAAAAAATGATTCAAGAGCATTTGATTATCGATTAGGTGAAGTTTGGGATCTAAAAAATGAAGTCACATCTGAATTCATAACCAGAATTGAGAAAAAATTTAGCCGAAAAAACAAATTTCATAACTTCCTAGACTCAGATCACAACCCTTCATCCATTCCTACGATCCTAAAAAAATACATTAATAAAAATAATGAATTCATTGATTTATCTAGAGCTATAATAGAGAAGCTTAAACATAATGCTAATAACGAATCGAGAGTTGCCCAACTTCAGGGGGGGAGCGTTGTTTTCATCCACTATAAGTCTACCGAACCAGAGGATTTGGGGAAACTTCTAATCGTAATGGTTGATAAACAAAGCGCCTATGACTTTGATTCGGATAAGTTGACCCCAACAAGATTAAATCCAATTAATACCGATGCCTTACGGCAGGCTGCGATGTTCGATTTAACTTTATTCGAAGCCAGTTATCCAGAAAACAAGGGTGACTCATATGTACATTTCTTGCAAGGTAAATCTAAAAGCGATTTTTTCAAAGACTCATTAGGTTGCCGACATGATTCGGACAATAAAAGAAGCATTCAGCAATTATTCAGTGCTATAGATATTTTTGCTAGTAAAAACTCACTCGGTCGTGTACTGCGTGATACTATTGACAATGAAGTTAAATCCTTACTGGAAAAAAAATCAAAAGATAAACACGGAAATAAGTCCGTTAAGATAGAGGATATTTCAAAAATAATTGACTCATGCCTGACTGATTCACACAAATGTAAGGGAACGTTTGTCGATTTTGTTAATCTTAATGGTTTCCAGATTGACCCTCAATTTGAACCAACTCCTAAAGCAGCTGAAAGCGCGCTTACAATTGAAGTGGCAGATAACGACAATAATTTTAAGTTGAAAATAATGCGTGGAGCTATTGGAGACGAAAAGTCAAATAAGCCTGTAATTCTCACTGACAACAAATGCGAAATTGTGATAAAATTGAGTCAGGCAAATTATGATGAACTCAAAAGATATAGAGACAGCTAATAATGACAATTGCTGATGACTTATCAAGATTAGCGCAGATTATTAACGGAGCCTCAAGCAGAGTTGAGGGCTACTACACTGTCATAAGTCTTGAAGAAAGCATTGTTATTGTAAATAGTTCTGAAATAATTAGACTGTTACAATCTATAGGTTATAAAAAGGCAACAACCTGCATCGAAAATAATGAAATTTGGCTAGATCGCCAAGCTTCATCTTGGGATGACGCTATAATTTATGAGAATGTTGAGTCTTTTTGGTCTAGAGTAAACACCCAAAACGCTCTTCCGAAAAATTATATCATCGGAACGCCGTTAATACTCCCTACTTCTAAGAATGAAAGCATCGAAAAAATCCATATTTTCTTTATGTGGAAAGATATCCTTTCATTAATTGCTGATCATCATAACAGTGACTGCTCTGTCTTATTTTTCACCAATGAAGACAAAAGTTATACAGTCGAACTCACGCATTTTTTACAATATAGCGAGATTAATCGCTTATCGAACTCGTCTCTTAAATATGAAATTATAAAGGAGCTTCTCGACACAATAAAAATCAATGATTTACACAAAAGCGAGCGCAAGCTCGTTATACGCTCAGCCATAAACGAAGTATTTAAAGCAAATGGTACGTTCAATTTCTTTGACTTGCTTAACTCTACTGAACTCGTCAGGAAAAAATATGATGAACTATATGAGATTTACACAAAGAGGTTTTCTGTAAATAAAATTCTTAACGAACTCGATGAGAAAAATCTTGAGTTCACGAGTAAAATTAACGAATTCATATCATCTAATCAGACAAAAGCATTGACTATTCCCGGTGCATTAATAGCTGCTGGTGGCTTAGTGAAGGCTAATGAAACAACCGAAGCAATATTGATTATCGCAGGACTTTGGATGATAAAAAAAGTCAATTACATTTCTATTGAGATATTCAATGAAACATTCGACAACTTACGTTCTCGAGTGGAGTCCGCTTTCGATAAGTATTTAAAGTTTGAAGAAAATAAAGAAATCAAAGATAATGCAGATAGTATTAAGAGTAGCATTACAGGTTTGATTGATAAAGCTAAAAAAAGGATGAGAACTGTTAAATATCTCGCATCAGCCATGTTTTATGGAGGCCTTATTTACGTTGGATATAAACAGTTCCCAGTCTTTTTTGAAAAATCGGCAGTAAATCTATTTTATTTTTTATGCCATACTATAAGCTAACATTGCTAAACAGCCGTCAACAAACCCCATTGCAGTTTGCAGTTCCTTCCTAATTGTGCCATCAGAGCATTTTCTCTTCTTCGCAATAGTGCGTAATGAGATACCGATAACAAAGTGGGCGATGATGAGCTCATATTCCTCTGGTTTATACCTTCTCAACCGAGCCACACAACTGTCTATCATGATGCCTTCGTCATCATCACACTGAATCCGTGACTTTTTGCCATGAGGTAAAAGTCCCTTGAAACCAGCCGCTATCGGCTGCCAGTCCACTCCGCTATTGTCTGAAGCAGCCCAAGCTCCCCAACGATCCATTACTTCATACATATCACGCATCAACTTTCTCCACAAAATCAGGCCAGCACACCAATTGCCAGCGCACGATCGATAAAACGAAATATCAACTCCAGCTGGGAGCCATACTTCTCTTCAAATGCCACGGTATCCGCATGCAGCTCGTCGTGATGCTTTCTGCACAAAGGCAACACAAAGAGATCATGCGCTTTTGTACCCATTCCCCCCTGACCGTGGCCTATCAGATGGTGGGGATCATCAGCAGGCTTTCCACAACATGCACACGGCTGCGTCTTAACCCAGCGCGTGTACTTTTCATTAACCCAGCGGCGACGTTTTGGGCGTAACATAAAAGACTCCGGCGACTCCGGATCCACTTTCAGCGCCAGCACCTTTTTCGCCTTATCCTGGATGATGCTGGTGGCAGGAACCGAAGGCACAAGGTCACTTTCCCGGGTGACAGATGGCACAACAGGCTTCGGTAATCTCAGTGCCTTACGGGCTGCACTTTCCGGTAAGGCATCCGCCAGATCATTACGAACCAGCCACCAGCACAGTTCCGGCATTGTCACAACGTGACTGTCATCAAAACCGAGATCCCGACGCACGACAGACAACACCCAGCGGGCACAGTTATCCGTTGCCATTGATTCCAGCCGTTCCGTGAACTGGTCACGCAGCTGGTTATCGCAGTGCCAGCACAGACGAATTGCTCCCGGAGCGTGCCGCATTGTGGTCATGTTCTCGCTGTGCCAGTCAGAATGAGGCCACTGACAGCCCTTTTCACGAAGTAACCAGCTTTCATGACATTCCACGCCACCAGCACGACGGATCACTGCCTCATTGCGGAACACGGTCCGAACGGCAGGATCATCCGCCAGCGGTTGTGTTGCCGCCGGAACGGCACCACTGGCGAAAGATGAATAACGTTCCGGCTCTGGCTCCAGCAGGACACGCCCCTGCATAAACAGGGGCATCAGCTCTGAACCTGGCCTGAACAATACGATCCCCATACGCGGGGCAATTTCAGGGGTCAGTAGTGCTCTCACGGTCACCTCAATGAACGGTATCGAGTAGCTTTAACAGCTCAGGGAATCGGGATTCGAAGAAATGCGGCTGCGTCTCGCGCGGATTTGCAGGACTGGTGATGTTCTTGCCGAACATGCAGCCTTTCGCCGTCAGCGACCAGAATTTTTTGATGTTGTTAATCGCGGTACGGCTGTATCGTTCGCGTTGTTCAACGATCCCCAGCTTCGCCATCTGGTGATATGCCTGATTAGCTGTCAGGCGGATACCATACTGCTTCAGCAGTGCACTCAGTGACAGCGTGGGGCGGCTTGAGCCATCAGGCGCGTCAGCAGGAGCATCAATGGCATAGCGCGGTGCCAGATTCGGTAAGCCAACAGCCTCCTGGAGTTTCTGACAGGCACCAAGCACTGAAGAGTTAGACAGATTTAACTCCCGGCGCATAAAGTCCAGCAGGATCACGCCAGCCTGCATCTTGTCAGCAGCCTGCCCGGATAATTTTTCCGGTGTGCTGGTTACCATATCGAAAGTACGGATCACCTTCAGATGGAATGACGGGCTGATCCACATTGCATAGGCATACACCAGTTCTTTGCAGACATACGTCCCTTGGTTATTTCCGCCACGAATAACGTTAACTGGCGCCATATTGACCGAGTTGCAAATTTGCAACTCGCTTATTAAACGTTCGGTTTGCTCATTGCGGAGCCAGAATGCAGGCTTATGTTTATCCAGAGAACCGGCAGCCCTGTGCAGATCGTTCAGGCTGTAACGCCCATAAGCATCACGACGAACTTCAATACCATCAATAACCATCAGATTATTCATACTTCGTTTCTCCTCTTAATCAGGCGGCTGCACCCGCCGGTTTCTCGTACTTACTGATAGTGATCTCGACCTTCCCTTCCGGGATAACCGGTCCCCACTCCACCAGCATTCTTTTCACCTGACTGTCGTCTTCCCACACACCCGCGTGGGTCAGGGCGTCAAACAGCGCCTTGTTATAGTTGTCCAGATCGCGGATCCGGTTATCCGGAGGAAACAACACGATCTCCACTGAAGCAGGTGCCGACGTTGGTTTTGGCAGACGACGTAACTGCTCAACTATTGCTGCACACGCCGCGCTCTGGAATTTGCGCCCCGCCGCGCTTATCAGGCTCTTACCTGCAAACGCCCCTTTGTTGGGGTGTCGCCAGTACGTGTTCACGCTGGGCGGGAAAGGCAGGATCAGCTTCATACTTTCAGGCCCCTCTCATGTAACCAGTGGGCTGCACGCAGCCTGGCGTTTTCCTCACCGACAAGCAGTGAGCGGATAATCCCGACCGCCTCGCTGTCGTCGTCCTTCACCGCGGTATGAAGCGTGATGCCCCGGGCCACGCCACGCTTTATCGTGATGACGCCTTTTTTCTCCAGTGCGCGAAGATGTTCTACCGCTGCATTCACTGAACGGTATCCCAGCATGGTTGCCACCTCCTGATTGGTTGGCGGGAAGCCACGTTCTTTCTGATAAGAAATCAGCATATCCAGCACCTGCTGCTGGCATTGAGTTAACGTCGTCATGCCACCATCTCCCTGACCAGTTTTTCTGCCTGCTGGCGAACCTGCGCCAGAAAGGCCTCACCACATGCCTCAAGTTCATCGCGCCCGATGTAGCTGATTGCCGGTCCCTTCCAGGTCTTGTCGAAAACAGCAATAGCACCAGCGAAGAAAGCGCCTGTCGGCACCTGCTTCTCATCCTTCGGGATAAACCAGGCAGGCAGTTCAAAACCGATACGCCCGCGAATAAAAGCAATATGATCTGCATCTTCCGGCCACCACACTTCGCTGGTGGCAGCTTTGATCAGGAAAACATAGCGCCCACCTTTATCACGCATGGCACTGGCATGCTTCATGATGTAACGCATGCCTGTGATGTATTGCCCCTCATGCTGACTGGCGCGGCTGTATGGGGGATTACCAAAGGCAGCACCTTTAAGCTCCGCAAGACGTTCTGACCAGTCATGCGCCAGCGCGTTGTCTTCCGCCGTGTAATACGCGGCACATTTGGCGTTATCACCGTCAGTGAACAGATCCAGAACAAACGGGCCAAACAGGGTGTTAATTCCCCAGAAAATGTTATCCGGCGTGCGCCACTGATCGCCCACTTCCTTCAGTTCATGGGCTGGTTTGTTCCGCAGTTCCACCAGCGCCTGGCAATATTTATTACTCATTAAGCCCCCACGTAATTCCCTGACAGATACCACTCTTCACCCGATGCAGCGCGCTTGCTGCTTTTCTGTAAGCACTGCTCACGACGCGCCAGAAAATTGTTTCGTTCTGGCTGGGAGTGGCTTTCACGGAATGCCGCCATCCACACCGTTGCAGCACGACGGTATAGGCCCCTGGACTCCAGTTCTTCAGCCTGGCGGGTCAGGCACAAAATCACCCGTGGATCGTTAGTGCCGACATAGAAATTGCGCACAGGTCTGGTTTCACGAACTGGTTGCGGTTCCGGCTCCTGCGCTCTCTCAGTCAGGCGCGGGAAATGTCTGCGTGTATCCCCTTCACAATAGTGAGCCACACGCCCACTCTGACGTAACTTGCTTGCTGACTGCAGAACGCGCTGCCGTGAGTAACCTGCAAAAGCATCCGCAATGTCTCCGGAAGTACAGCCCGGATGGGCTTCAATGAATTTCTGAACTTCATTCAAAAGACTCATGCTCACCCCCTGAATCCTGCCGGGATCTGGCTGTAGTCCACGTTGTCGTAACTGGATTTGAAATATGGGTCTTCGCGTTTTTCTGTGTATGTGCTGATGGACGGCGATAAGCGCAGGGAAAGCTCATCCCATTTTTCCCGCAGCTTCGACGGGCTGAGCACGTTACGGCACCAGAACGGATCGCGACTGACGCGGCTGTACATCTCGCAGATTTGTTTATGATTACGACCATCCTGCACACACATCAGGCGAATTTCGTTTGCCCAGGCTGTCCAGTTCGGTTCTTTGGGACGAACCACCTCGCCGTCACATTCGGCGGCCTGCTCGTACAGGGCGATGATTTTTTTCCAGAGCCACTGTGCGCAGGTCAAATCATCCTGCGTTCCCCACTGGCGCTTTTTAGGGCTGAATACAACCGCATCAGGATGGCGAGTTAAAAAATCCTGTTCATCCGTCTGCGTGTCCGGTTGCGAAGCGTCCGGACGAGAAGGTTTTTTATCTGACGGATCATGTTTTGATTTTACTGACGGATCCCCGCCAGATTCTGACGGGTGAAAACCCGCTTTTTTGCCAGATTTCGACGCATCAAATTTTGACGGGTCAGATTTTGATGCGTCAGATTTTGACGGGTCAGAATCTGACAGTTGAGAAAATGCCGCTGCCTGAAGCTTCGCAACGTTAAGCTGATAAACATTCGACGCATTGCGGTTACCCTGGCGACGCGCCTTACGCGTTAACCAGCCTTCTGCTTCCAGCCGTGCGATAGCCGTCCTGACGGTACTCATCCCCGCGCCAATCTGACGGGCAATAGTTTCAATTGATGGCCAGCACACACCTTCGTCATTACTGAAATCAGCCAGGCGGGCCATAATTGCCACGCTGGATAATTTCATGCCTGATGCAGCGCAACCATCCCATACATAGCCGGTTAATTTAGTGCTCATGACCGACCTCTATTTCCCTGAATTTACGACGAAACTGTTCGAGCGGGCTGAAGCACTCATGCTCATAGCCTTCGCGGAGGTAGATAACTCGTTGTGTTTCCGGCTCCCAACGAATGACTCTGACGGGCACTCCGTAGTGATCTTTGAACCAGCGGTTAACTTGTCGCAAAGGACTGTCTCCTTCTGCCGGTTGAAATCACCCACAGCCCACTCAGCAAAGCTGTGGGTTACAATTTCCCTGTCACCTGGTACATTAACTGCATAGCAATACTCCACCTTCGCTTTTCCACCCGGTACAGGAAGCGCAATCAGTTGCGAGCGACGGTAGTGTGTTGTTAAACTGTTCATGCGTTAGTTTCTCCACAGTCACGACACGCCACGGCGCCCGGAGCTGCACACTCGCGGGCGTCATTACTTTCTGAAATGCAAAAGATTTTGTAGACCAGTGCTGCATGCTCCTGCAGCTTCGAAATTGAGAGATACAGCTCGTCGTTAATTGCTGTCTTCTCATGCGGTTCCACCACACCGTCTTCGATTGCCGAACGAATCTGTCTGGAATAACTGCCAATCTGTTCAATGACTTCCAGCAGGCGCTGGTTAATATCGGCGTTGTCCACATCCTCGACGTCAGGAAGAGACACAAAGACGCCATTTGCAGACTGCGCCACAGCGTCAGCAATGAAGTGAGTTCCACCAGCACGTTGCAAAATCATTGCCCATCCCAGCGGGAAAATCTGATCGCCATCGGCACGAAGGCGGTTAAATAATGCGTTTTCTGTTACATCCAGCCAGTCAGCTGCTTCAGCGTAACCACCCGGCAACGCTGCGATAGTTTTTCTGACAGCTTTCACGTACCACTCAGGCTGTTTTTCTACTTTCCAGTGATGCTTACCCACGGTTAGCCTCATCGTTCTGTGGTTTCTGTTAATCGATTTATCCATTAGATTTTTCATAAAGCTCAGGTTTAAATGGCAACCGTCCGCAAGTTCTATATGCAGCTTCTGCTGCACGTCCTTTTGGAATTAACTGGCCCGGACGGTTTCGCCACTGATAAACGGCTTCAGTTGTTATGCCGAAAAAAGCAGCAACTTTCTCAATACTGCCGAAGTAGCTTTCGATATCGTCAGTTGTCATACGCCCTCCAAACTAAGTTTTATTAGATGCTAATTACAAATCTATCTTTGGTCAATAAAAACTAAGATTACTTAGCAATTCAAGAAATGGTGCTCCTATGGAAACGGTTGGTCAGCGTATAAAAGCTCTGAGAAGAGTTACCGGAACGTCCCAGAAAGAATTGGGTAAATTTTGTGGAGTAAGCGACGTTGCTGTGGGGTACTGGGAGAAAGACATCAATACCCCTGGTGGGGAGGCACTTTCGAAATTAGCGAAGTTCTTCAATACGTCAATAGATTACATTCTTTATGGTGCTGAGTTTGAAGGCAAACTCGTCACAAACATGCGCAGAGTTCCTGTAATATCGTGGGTTCAGGCTGGGCAGTTTACTGAGTGCAGGGCAGCAGAAGTGTTTAGTGAAGTGGACAAGTGGGTAGATACATCATTAAAGATTGGTGATAACTCATTTGCATTAGAGGTTAAAGGTGACTCCATGACTAACCCTAATGGCCTCCCAACAATACCAGAAGGCGCAACAGTGATTGTAGATCCAGATGCAGAACCTCGTCATGGAAAAATAGTCATCGCTCGACTTGATGGAACAAACGAAGCTACAGTAAAAAAATTAGTCATCGATGGCCCTCAAAAGTTTTTAGTGCCATTAAATCCTCGGTATCCCAACATCCCTATCAATGGTAATTGCCTTATCATTGGTGTAGTCAAAGGAGTTCAATACGAACTCTAAGACCTCTCTTCTCTAACTAAGGCACCGAACTAAGAAAAGTTTGGTGTTTTCTCTTGCCATAATAACTAAGTTAAGTTAGATTTTATATCAAAGATAACGAACAGGCAGGACGCCCACGAAGTAGCCGCCTGGGGCATATGAAGTCCAGGATGATTCGTTGAGTCATGTTGTGCCATCAGGCACTCATGTTAAAGCAGGTGTATGAAATGAAAGTCCAGATTTTAAACAATAACTGTGAAGTCGTTTGGTCATACGACATAGCCGCCCCTGTAGATCAGAGCGGCGATAGCTGGACCAATGGGAAACATCAGATTATGGCTGGAGTTGTGTTCTCTTTACGCCGTGCTTTGGAACAGGCTGAAGTATTTCCATCAGACCCTGAATGGAAATGGCCTTTTTCTATTTGTCCAAATTCGGAGAGCACATTTCAGAAAATTGGTCAGAAAGTCGCACTCGAAGAGCATCAGCCAACTGTTTCCTGATTTTTTCAGGTAACTCGTCGGCATCGCAGAAACAACAACGCTCGATCATGTTGAAAGCCGATTCGTAGAACCGTTTCTGCTGAGTGTCGCTGAGACAGGAAAAGAGTGACGTTACGATGATTTTATTAATTGCATTATCAAGTTCTTTTTCATCAAAAGTCATTTGATTTTCCTTTTATGTATACGGGCTTAAAAGGATACCACCGAGCCTGAAGTGGTGAAAAGACAGGCACATAACAGCTAAGTATTTTCAACCAAAGAGAATCCTTAGCGTTGTGGTGAATGCGGCTCAGCGCACGCGGGTTAAGGTTGAGGCTGACAGTCGACCTTCTGTGGATACCCACCCGTCTGGTGTGCAACCTTCGCCAGGCACCGGGAGGCACCCGGCACCACAACTTTATGCTGTGTGTAGTCCTGGCGGTACCAGTTTGTACCCTTGCTTCCGGCTGGTAGCGTCCTTTTTACAAAACAGAGAAGAGCATCACCGGACGACGGGCTCATAACCCAATCCATCCGGGCGGCTGCCACCGCAGGTGTTCTTCTCTGTTTTGTGGAGAAACTAATCGGCCTTGCAGGGTCGATATGATGAGGAGCAGCAAAATGGCTAGCGAACGCAGTACTGATGTGCAGGCATTTATCGGGGAGCTGGACGGCGGCGTATTTGAAACCAAAATCGGCGCAGTTCTCAGTGAAGTCGCTTCCGGTGTGATGAACACGAAAACCAAAGGTAAGGTCTCACTCAACCTGGAAATCGAACCATTTGATGAGAACCGTGTGAAAATCAAACACAAACTCTCATATGTTCGCCCGACTAACCGCGGGAAAATTTCTGAAGAAGACACCACCGAAACGCCGATGTATGTCAATCGCGGTGGTCGCCTGACTATTCTGCAGGAAGACCAGGGACAATTACTGACTCTTGCCGGTGAACCTGACGGAAAACTCCGCGCAGCAGGTCATTAATATCGTTTTTAATTAACTGATTATTTATCTCATCACTGAATATTTTATATAGTGAGGACTTATTATGTCTCAGAACTTAGACGCAACCGCAATTAATCAAATCCATGCCCTTATTTCTGCTCAGGGTGTTAATGAAATTATCAGTAAGATTGGTGCCGACGCAGTGGCATTACCTGAAAATTTCCGCATTCATGATCTGGAAAAATTTAATTTAAATCGCTTCCGTTTCCGTGGTGCGCTTTCCACTGCCAGCATCGATGACTTTACCCGTTATTCTAAAGATCTTGCAGATGAAGGCACCCGCTGCTTTATCGATGCTGATAATATGCGTGCCGTCAGTGTGCTTAACCTGGGTACTATTGATGAACCAGGTCACGCAGATAACACCGCCACTCTCAAACTGAAAAAGGCAGCGCCGTTCTCTGCTCTGTTGTCTGTTAATGGCGAGCGTAACTCCCAGAAGTCACTGGCAGAATGGATTGAAGACTGGGCCGACTACCTTGTGGGCTTTGATGCTAATGGTGACACCATTCAGGCAACAAAAGCGGCTGCGGCGGTCCGTAAAATCACGATTGAAGCAAACCAGACTGCTGATTTTGAAGATAATGACTTCAGCGGCAAACGCTCCCTGATGGAGTCTGTCGAAGCGAAGACCAAAGACATTATGCCAGTGGCATTTGAGTTTAAATGCGTTCCGTTTGAAGGTCTGAAAGAACGTCCGTTTAAATTACGCCTCAGCATTATCACTGGCGATCGTCCGGTACTGGTTCTACGCATTATTCAGCTGGAAGCGGTGCAGGAAGATATGGCTAACGAATTTCGTGATCTGCTTGTTGAGAAATTCAAGGACAGCAAAGTAGAAACCTTTATTGGGACTTTCACCGCCTGATTTCATTACCGCAAATGCCCCTGCGGGGGCATTTATGGAAACGTAATTGACTCAATAATCGCCTGAAGGCGAGGGTTTTCTTTAACCAAAATTCAGCGCGGTGCAGCGCATATAACGTGGAGAACAAAATGTCATTTATTAAAACTTTTTCCGGGAAGCATTTTTATTATGACAGGATAAATAAAGACAACATCGATATTAACGATATCGCGGTTTCCCTTTCAAATATCTGTCGCTTTGCCGGCCATCTTTCACACTTCTACAGCGTCGCCCAACATGCGGTGCTTTGCAGCCAGCTGGTACCGCAGGAATTTGCTTTTGAAGCGTTAATGCATGATGCAACAGAAGCGTATTGCCAGGACATCCCCGCACCACTGAAACGCCTTCTTCCTGACTATAAACGGATGGAAGAAAAAATAGACGCCGTAATCCGTGAGAAATACGGGTTACCCCCGGTTATGAGCACGCCTGTGAAATATGCCGATCTCATCATGCTGGCAACCGAACGCCGCGATCTCGGGCTTGATGATGGCTCTTTCTGGCCTGTACTGGAAGGCATCCCGGCAACAGAGATGTTCAACGTGATTCCACTGGCACCGGGCCATGCCTACGGGATGTTTATGGAACGTTTTAACGAGTTATCGGAGTTACGCAAATGCGCATGAATGTTTTCGAAATGGAAGGGTTTCTTCGTGGGAGATGTGTACCGCGAGATCTGAAAGTGAACGAAACAAATGCTGAGTACCTGGTACGTAAATTCGACGCGCTTGAAGCTAAATGTGCGGCACTGGAAAGCAAAATAATACCAGTGTCAGCTGAACTGCCTCCAGCAAATGAAAGTGTTCTGTTATTTGATGCTAACGGAGAAGGCTGGCTGATTGGCTGGCGTTCTCTCTGGTACACCTGGGGACAAAAAGAAACCGGAGAATGGCAGTGGACATTTCAGGTCGGGGACCTTGAAAACGTCAATATCACTCACTGGGCAGTAATGCCGAAAGCACCAGAGACTAAGAAATGAGCGTGATAAAAACTCATACAGGAATTGTTATCACCCGAGACGGTGAAAAGCGGATGAAATTACATTCCACTGAAACGTCCTGGGTTGCCGGACGTTGTGAATCCTACGACAAAAAGACTGGTTACCGTTGGGGTGCACCTAACATGCGTCGCCGTCTGCTACTGGACAGCATCAGGCCAATAAAACAAGTAGCAACCAGAGAACAAAATTAATTATCAGGACTGGAATTTGATATTACTGCCCATGTGCAGCGGGCTAAGTGGAGAAACATATGCTGAACCTCGATTGTGTTCCTATCTCAACTTATTGCAAAGAAACTGGCGAAACTCCTGAAGCAATAAACAAACGTGTACAGCGCGGTGTTTGGCGTGAAGGTGTTCAGGTTTTAAAGGTTGAAGGCGTTAAGGAGAGGTGGATTGATCTTAGTGAGGTTGCAAAATGGGCCAGACAAAACTGCTCAAACTACCGCGCGGCGTAACAATCAGGAAACACCGCCAGGGCGAAACGATCAATATAACTTTCACCTACAAAGGAGTTAGATGTCGTGAGCCGCTTTCCAATCTGGAAGTAACACCAAAGAACATTAAATACGCCGAGCGTACACTCGGCGAAATCCATAATAAGATCGAAAGGGGAACATTCATTTATGCAGAATATTTTCCCCGTTCTGCTCGTTTGAAAATTTTTGGTAATGCTGCTGCAGGCAAAACGGTAAAGATGTACCTGGACGAATATCTTGAAATCTGCGAAACAAGAAAACTTTCACCCTCTACGATTGGTGGCTATAAAAAATGCCGTAGTGCGTTAGCCTCACTTCACATTTGCCCTGCAAGTGAATTAACACCAGCAACCCTGAAAGCGTGGATTCAAAGCCAGAAAACAACCTTAAAAACCATTCGCAACCAGTTATCTTTCCTGCGGTCAGCACTTGATGAAGCCGTGACCGATGGGGTACTTCAAATTAACCCCGTATCGTTAGTAACAGCTTCGCGCTACCAAAGTGATAAGTCAGAAGCAGAAAGCAGCTATGTGGTTGATCCGCTATCACCAGCAGAAGTTGATGCATTACTAGCAGCAGCCGGAAACAAACAATGGGAAAATCTGTTCCGGTTCGCTATACATACAGGCCTGCGTAGTTCTGAACTATGTGCCCTTCGATGGCGTGATATCGACTTTGTTGGAAAAACAGCACATGTCCAGAGCGCAAGTGTTGTTGGTGTTATCAAAGGGACCAAAACAAAAGCCGGTACTCGTAAAGTTGAACTGACAGAAGAGGCAATGTTGGCGCTGATAAATCAGAAGCCATTTACGTTCATGAAAGATGCTACGGTCTTTGAAGATCCAAAGACCAATAAGCCTTGGGCAAGTGCTGATGCAATCAGGAAAAAAGCATGGGTGCCAACATTGCGAAAAGCAGGTATTCGCTACAGAAACCCATATCAGACCAGGCACACTTATGCTACTAAGTACATTAGCCAAGGAGCTAATCTCTTCTGGCTAGCAGGGCAGATGGGGCATAAGGGGCCCGAAATGTTGTTTCGTCATTATGGGCGTTACTTGAGTGATTATGACAACCACAGCTCAACAACGCTCACAAGTAATTGCAAAAAGTAGCCTTGAGCAAGGTAAAGCATGTTATTCAAAGAAGCCTATTTCGTTCAAAACGAGAGGTCCTCCACAAATCCACGCTTGAATAGGTATTCTTTACAATTATGAGCATACCCCTTATAGATTTATTCCATTGAAAAATGCCATCCCCCTGATAAAACAACAGTATTATTGTTTCAAAAAAAATGTTATAAGTAAATTCACTTACATGTAACATTTAAATTTTTGTTTAAGAAGTATAAATTAGAGGGATAAAATGACTACACCAGTAATAAGTTTCATAAATATGAAAGGTGGGGTTGGTAAAACAACTTTATGCGTCGGCATTGCTGAATATCTTGCAAACTTCATGGATAAAAAGGTATTAATTATCGATATTGACCCACAATTTAACGCTACACAGTCAATACTTAGTAAATATGATCGAGTGAAAGAGTATATAGCTGATCACTTAGAAAATACAAAAACCATCAGACGAATATTCGAGACAAAATCAAGCTTAACGGGTAAAGTTCAGCAGGTCACTCCTGATGAAATTATCATCAAGATGTCAGAGCACTTAGATATGATTTTTGGTGATATTAATACAATATTTGATATTGAACAACCTGCGGCAAGATTACATAAGCTAAAACGCTTTATAGAAGAACATAAGCTTCGAGATATATATGACTTCATTTTGATCGATAGCCCACCAACCATTTCATTATTTACTGATGCAGCTCTCGTTGCTTCAGATTATTATATTGTGCCAGTTAAAATTGACCACTACTCAATTTTAGGTGCGACAAGTCTTTTAAGCGTAATAGAAAACATTCAAGATAATTATGACCATAAAAACATTCAAAACCTTGGTTTTATTTATACTAATACCCTAGAAAATCTATCAAAAAAGACAAAAAAGCTAAAGACAGACTTTGAAAGTACTGAACCTTTTAATGAACTATACTTTTTTGATAACCAGTTGAAGTTTGTACAGGATTTGATGGTGGGTGGTAGAGGTAATATATCATCAAGTTATAAATCATCCAGAAAATATATCAAAGCGATTTGTGAAGAGTTTTTAAGTCGGATCCAAGAAGTGCAAACGGGGGGGGAAGATGAATAAAAATAGTAACAACCTCGAATTATTACAGACATTGGTTTATAAGAAGCCCTCGTCAAAAGAAGCGTTTATTGGTTTGATAACAATAGCAATCTATTCTAGGGAAATTTTTGTTAAAAATGAAGATGCAGCAGAATTCGTAAAAAATGTATTTGGATTAAGTTTCTTAGACTACGTCATCAAGTCAAGAACTTTATTATGCGCTAGACTTACCCGTAATCTTGTAAATATGAGCGAGAGAGACATTAAAGAATGCATATATAAAGCATCAGAGTATTTTAAAACTGACAAATTTATTATTGGATATAATGAAAACTCACTTACTTTTAAAAAAAGTAACGTCAAACGTAATGCAAATCGAGATGTAGGTACGTGGATTAATGCTCTTTTGAAGAAGGATAGAAAATAATGCTTCAAAGAGACCCACATGGATTTAGAAAAGACGTGAAAGAATTTATCACAATGATAAAATCATTTCAGGTCGATATTCGCACCGAAAACAATCTTACATCGGCTTATAAACATGTACTTTTTCTGGAGTTTATCCATAACTCACATCCAGAAATAAGTCACAAAACCTTTATAAAAAGTATTATTTATGATGTTTTAAGTTCAATTACAGCGATACTTCATAAACGAGAGCGATATCTTCATCTTAATTTTCGCTCAATGATTGAACATCTTGCACGTATATCCTTACAAAAAGTTGATAACGGGGGGGATTTCGATATTACAATTAGAACTCTTGATTTCGAGAATCTTAAATCTACCAACACTGATGAAAACTGGGCGTACATGCATTCACAGTATAAACAAGCATGTGGCTGGTTACACTCATCATCTAAAGTTAAATTAAATATCACAGCATCATTTCCAGATTTATTAAAGTCTGATTCAAAAAGTAATGCAGCTAAACTGTCAACCCATTTGCAAAAGATGACTACCGAAATGTTAAAGATTTTTTTTAACTACTATGTTGATGAGATTCAAACTTCTTTTTACCGCACACGGGGAGAAATGAGGTATGTGCTTGGCAACCATAACTTCGAATATTTTTTAAGCAAGAATCCATAAATATATATTTCCTTAAAAAGGATACGTGAAGTACACGAAGCATGCGAGAAATAAAATAAAACAATAAAAATCAATAAATTAAAAACAAATGGACGCTGGTTCAACTCCCGCCAGCTCCACCACTTTTTAGTTGTTTGAAGTTCAATGAAGTCTACTAAGCCCACACAGCACAAGCTCTGCGGGCTTTTTTACGTCTATTGTCGTCCAGTGAGAATTGCTGAGAACTACGAGTTATGGCACCCTGAATGGGACCCACTAAGAAGGGTCCAAAAACCGAGGGTCCCAAAATGGCAAAAATCGCTAAGAAGCTCACTGACACTGAAATCAAAAGCACCAAGCCAGCCGATAAAGAAATCAACTTGTTTGACAGTGATGGTCTGATTCTACGAATCGCTCCTTTGGCGAAAGGAGGCAAGAAAAATTGGTATTTCAGGTATGCAGTACCAGTGAGCAAGAAAAGAACCAAAATGAGCCTTGGGACATATCCTCACCTTACCCTTGCAAGAGCCAGAGCCTTACGTGATGAATATCTCTCCTTTCTGGCAAATGGTGTTGATCCCCAAATCCATAACAACGATAAGGCGAAGGCATTAAAGAGTGCTACTGAGCACACTCTCCAAGCCGTAGCGCGGAAATGGTTAGATGAGAAGGTAAAGACATCAGGTATCTCACAAGACCATGCAGCAGACATCTGGCGCAGCTTAGAGAGAAATGTCTTTCCCGGTCTGGGTAATGTCCCTATCAATGAGATCCGACCTAAGCTCTTAAAACAACACCTTGATCCTATTGAGCAACGAGGCGTATTGGAAACTCTACGCCGTATCATTTCACGTCTGAATGAAATCTTCCGGTGGGCAGCTACTGAAGAACTTATTGAGTTCAACCCGGCTGACAACCTTGGTCAAAGATTCAGTAAACCAAAAAAGCAAAATATGCCTGCCCTTCCCCCAAGCGAATTGCCAAGGTTTATGGAATCTTTGACGAATGCGTCAATCCGGTTGGAAACACGTATGCTAATTGAATGGCAATTGTTGACATGGGTTCGTCCGGGTGAAGCCGTTCGCGCAAGGTGGTCTGATATTGATACAACCAACAGCATTTGGAACATTCCTGCTGATTTCATGAAAATGAAAAAGCTTCACAAAGTTCCTTTGAGTAAAGAAGCTTTGCGCATCCTTGAATTAATGAAATCAATAAGTGGGCATAGAGAATGGGTTTTCCCCAGCATAAAAGCGCCTCTTAATCATATGCATGAACAAACAGCCAACGCAGCTATCATCCGAATGGGGTTCGGAGGCGAGCTTGTAGCTCACGGTATGCGTTCTATTGCACGAACAGCGGCAGAGGAGTCTGGTAAATTCAGAGCTGAAGTTCTTGAGGCAGCGCTTGCCCACTCGAAAAAAGATGAAATTATCGCAGCATACAATCGTGCAGAATATCTGATAGAGCGACAGAGTTTGATGCAATGGTGGAGTGATTACGTTCAAGCTCAAAGATCAAATGCTCTGGTAGCCTAAGTATCAGAATAGCTAATATAATCCTGAAGGTAAAGAAAATGGAAACCCTATTCAAAGTTTTTGAAAAATTTAGTTCCAGACCACTTTTTTTTATTTTTTTCGGACTCTCACTTTGTGAATTTTTTCAGAAACAATCTGTTCTGATGAATCCATCAGCAGATAACATCGCGAAATTATTCGCAGCCATGATATTAGTTGTTTTTTTTACTTGGGGATTTGAATGGCTAATCTTCAAGTTCAATGTAAACCTTGAACCTCATGATCAAGGCGATATTGGACCAACAATTGGAACGGCTACTTTAGCTGTATACTTAGTTTATGCCTTTCACTTTCTCAGTGAAAATCCTGAAGCATTAAATTTAAAGTTATTAACTAACTCTGGCTTTATATACAGCACAACTCTATTATTATTCTCATTAGAATGCATGAAGCTTAGAAGACTTAAACAAAAATAAACAACATCATTGTGATGATAAATATAAAATAGGCATGGCGAAAAAAAAATCACCACGCCTAAAATATAATAATTATGGTAGCATCATTGATACATAATCCACACCAATCCTTGAGCTATACTGAGACGCTATAGCCTGATATCTTTCTGCATAACCAGTTCTCAGTTGAGATTTAAGTTTGAGTCGGACAGGAACATTTTGCACGTTGCCATCCATATTACTTAAAAACACGGCAGAAATAATATTTTTTTCTTCGCCATCAACTGTTGTTCCATGATTCAACACCACCATATAATCAACAACAGGAAGCGTTTTATCCCCTTCGAAAATAGAGAGATATTTTCTTTGATTTTTATGCATTACATATATATATTTCGAATGTTCAGCAAATGGCAATGCTTTACTCTGACTGGCGTTAAAAAGCTCCAGAACTTTAATGAGCCTGTGCGGACTTAATCTTACTGAACCGCCCCGGAAATCCTGGAGACTAAACTCCCTGAGAAAGAGGTAAACAGGATGACTAAAAATACTCGTTTTTCCCCCGAAGTCCGTCAGCGGGCGATTCGTATGGTTCTGGAAAGTCAGGATGAATATGACTCACAGTGGGCGGCAATTTGTTCCATTGCCCCAAAGATTGGCTGTACGCCGGAGACTCTGCGTGTCTGGGTTCGCCAGCATGAGCGGGATACCGGGAGTGGTGATGGTGGACTCACCACCGCTGAACGTCAGCGTCTGAAAGAGCTGGAACGTGAAAATCGTGAACTGCGCCGCAGTAACGATATCCTTCGCCAGGCTTCCGCTTATTTTGCGAAGGCGGAGTTCGACCGCCTCTGGAAAAAATAATGCCACTGCTGGATAAGCTGCGTGAGCAGTACGGGGTCGGACCGGTATGCAGCGAACTGCATATTGCCCCGTCAACGTATTACCATTGTCAGCAACAGCGACATCATCCGGATAAACGCAGTGCCCGTGCGCAGCACGATGACTGGCTGAAGAAAGAGATACAGCGCGTATACGATGAAAATCACCAGGTATACGGTGTGCGTAAAGTCTGGCGTCAGTTGTTACGGGAAGGTATCAGAGTGGCCAGATGCACTGTGGCACGTCTCATGGCAGTTATGGGACTTGCCGGTGTTCTCCGGGGTAAAAAGGTCCGCACTACCGTCAGCCGGAAAGCCGTTGCCGCATGCGACCGCGTAAACCGTCAGTTCGTGGCAGAACGTCCAGACCAGTTGTGGGTGGCTGATTTTACCTGGGTAAGCACATGGCAGGGCTTCGTTTATGTGGCGTTCATCATTGATGTGTTCGCCGGATACATCGTGGGATGGCAGGTCTCATCATCCATGGAAACAACATTCGTGCTGGATGCACTGGAGCAGGCGTTGTGGGCCCGTCGGCCGTCCGGCACAATCCATCACAGTGATAAAGGTTCTCAGTATGTATCGCTGGCCTACACGCAGCGGCTTAAGGAAGCCGGATTACTGGCATCAACAGGGAGTACTGGCGACTCGTATGACAACGCGATGGCTGAGAGCATCAATGGTCTTTACAAAGCGGAGGTAATACACCGTAAGAGCTGGAAAAACCGGACAGAAGTGGAACAGGCCACACTAACGTGGGTGGACTGGTATAACAATCGACGATTGCTGGAAAGGCTGGGCCATATTCCTCCGGCAGAAGCAGAAAAAGCTTATTATGCTTCCATCGGAAATAATGATCTGGCAGCCTGA